CCAAGCATATCGATCTGTTGTATTTTTAAAAGGATTGTTATTTCCTCCAGGTCGATTAGGATCTACTTCTGCTGGTTCTGCAGTATTGTCCTGATCCATCTTTTTTGTGATTGCTGCTCTAGCTGCTATATCTGCTGGCGAGCCAGGTTCATTTCCAAAGTCATCTGCACTAACTCGATCTAGTACACTATTAAGTGTTGCTAGTGCTTGTCCACTCATTTCACTTTGTAAATCATCAACAAGGCCGTCGCCTCTGGCAAACTCACGATAGGAGTCAACTACTGCATCAAATTCTTCTTTAGATGTTATTTGGTTTAATGTTGCATATATAGCTTTTTCGTCAGTGCCAAATATCTTGCCTGCGCCTGCATCATAAAGATCTTTTGCAAGTTCTTGCGAAGTAGCCTCTAACAATGTATACTCATTGTACAAGCTAGTCATGTTTATAAAATCTTTAATATCTTTCATGACGTTTCGCTTTTAGGTGCGCCTTCCATAGGATCAATAGTACGTTCTTTACGGGCAACTTCTAACTCTTTTAATAAACTCATTATGTGAGCATCGCCAACTTGTTCCTGCGCACTTTCGCCGCCTAGATCATCAGTAGTAAGTAATGCTTCGTATGGCTTGTCTTCTTTTTCTTCTTGTTGCATTTCGATAGGATCATGTTCGCCACGTACAACAAGATAGGCATGTGTAATATTGCAATTATCAACCAAATAATGTTGTAGTATGTGTGATGTAACAGGATATTTTAATTCCACTTCGTAGTGTGTAACTTCCATGTTCTGTAACTGCGGAAAGTCCAGGGGCTTTTCCATAATTGGTGTAGTTTTGCCTGCACTAAGTTTTACTACTTCGTACTTTGCTAAGTTAGACTTCATATGGTCTACAAATCCCTCAGGCACTTCGCCTGCTACACGGATTTTAAAATTGTAAGTCTTTGCAGACTCTGTTAAAAATTCATTAAATGATTTCATGGCACTGTTCCTATTATACACTATTTATCCATGTTCTTTAGTTTTTCCAGTAAACTATTTCGATCTGTTACTACATAACCGTCGCCGTTTACTACATCACCATCTGGATTTGCATTATTCTTTTGATCTATTGCTTGTTTCTTAAGTTGTAATTCGACCATTTTTAATTTTTTATCAAGCTTTGCTACCTTAGCATCTAAACTTGTTTTAAGCATCCCGCCTGCAGTTTCAAATACTCTGCCACTATAACGACTTTCTACATTCATACCTAGATCCATTAGATCCTCGTAGCTTTGTAACGCTCGAGCGGCAATGTCATTAAGTTCGGCATCAGCCATTTCCCCAAGGCCTTTAACTTTAGGTAGTGCTGCTGCAATTTTATCAAATTCTGCAATATCACGAAAAGTATCCTGTTGCTCTTCTGCAACAAGTTTTGCTTTACTCTTTTTTTCTTCTACTTGTGCTTCTTGAACCATCTCTTTAGAGTCGGGCAAGTTTAACAATTCTTCAAGTTTTTTTGTCATACGGTATTACCTTTAATATACACACTTATTTAGCGTACTATCGTCTACCGTTGTGAAAAATGTCGTGTTCAGTTACAATGCGGAATTTAATTTTATTTTGTTTACAGTATGCATTAGCAGCTTCAAATTTAGCTTGATTAACTACTGCATGTAATTGATTATGTTTGCTGCGGCCTGCTTCTTTTAATGAAGTCTGATTAGACGGCTTTACTTCAATAAGTTCAACGCTTTGTTTCCCAGTTTTATCAACATATGCAATAAAGAAATCAGGTACGTATATAGTATGTTTTCCGGTTAGCGGATTACGATACGGAATACGTATCGCTTCACTTGCCCATTGTGTAACATTTGCATTCTCATCGCAGAATTTCATAAATTGAAATTCCCAACCAGAACGATATGTAGGAACTTTGCCGCCTATATATTTTGCTGGGTTCTTAGGATTAAATTTGCCTTGTGCATACCTACCCATATCATGCAGCTATATTACGTTTTTCAAGAGTGTTTGATGTTGCAGTTGTTTTAAACCCTAATGTGCTAGAATTTAATCTATTGTAATTTAATACTTCTGCAACTACAGCACTTAGTTTAACTTCGTCAAATCCTTTTAATGTATCTAGCAATTTAAATATTTTTATATCATCTAATTTTGCTTGTTGTAATAAAATAGTACCAGTACTAATTGCAGCCGATCGCTGAAATCCTCTATTTTCAAAAAACCCAATAACTGCATCAACTTCGTTAGATGCAAATGATAGCTTTTCAGTAAAGTACTTGTCAAAAAATTCTGTAACACCTTTGTCATTTGTCTGGGCGGGTATTGGTAAACTGCTATTATTCATTTATATTCCTAGTTGCTTGTCTATACTATCTACATAATCTGCGTTATCTTTATTTGATTCGTAGTTAGCTTTTGCTTCGGCTACTGTGCCCCCAGTAGTAGATTGGTAATTGTAAATTGATTGCTTTTGCCTTGCACTATCTTTAGCTGCGGCATTTGTTTTAATAGAATTTGTAGATGTACTTATTATTGCACTTGCTGCTGCTATACCTGCTGTTGCCAACAGTAAGTCTTTACTTCCGCCAGTGCCAGCGTTTTTAGGAAAGAAAGTTTGTGCTACTCCGCCGACGTCGATACCGGCTGCCTGTCCTATTGCCCCTGTGAGAATATTAAATCCTTCTTGGCGCAATCCCTCTTTATTTAAATCTCTAATATTGCCAATTAATTGCGCACCTTGTAATATAGTAAGTAGTGGATTATTAAATGCTTCGCCATTTGCAATATGTGAATAAAGGTCCATAGCTTTACCAATAGTGCCGCCTAATCCAAGTTGGCCACCGCCTTCTAATGATATCGGACTTGGCATATTATCATAATGATCTTGCCCAAATCCTGCTGGGTTGCCGTTGCCGCCAACACTAACAGTATTTTGATCATAAAACACTGCTTCGTATGCAACTTGAATACTATTAGCCATAGTTCCTGCACCGTCACTGTTGTCGAGATCGTCGTGACTCCAGCTAGTAAGTATCGGATTTACTAAAGTATATGTAGTATACTCACCACGTGTCAACGTGCTTATTTTAATACTTTTAAAGAAAGGAGGTCCAGGATTATTTACATCCATACCAAACTTATATTGGTTTCGACTAAGACCTTCATATGTACTATGCGGAACTGTTGCGTATGCTCTTCCTGAATCTTTTTGTTGGTTACCATCTGCATAATAGTATCTATAATATGCTTGCAATAAAGCAGTTGTTAATCCTTGATTGTCATCATGAAACAGAATGTTAACCGGGTCGTATGACACACTTGTTTGGAAATTCTTTTGTCTATTATATTTTTTTCTAGTCTGTACATCAGCTGTAAATTTAGGTAAGTCTGCACGTTTTACTAACATACCAATTTCGTTTAGACTATTCCCTTCAAATAACTGAGGAATAATGCCTTGTGCAGCACTGGTTACTTCAAATTGCACATGGAATAAAAACTTTGACTTTGGTGCAAGTCGCATTGCATCGTCGACATATAGACGCGAAGCATGCTGCCAATCGGCCATGTTGCCTTTTGGATTTAATACTCCGTTTGCTATTGAATCTAATAAACCGTTAAACTTATTTGCCATACTAATATTTATCTTTTCTAATTAAGTGCGTAGATAAAAAAAAAGAGAGCCAAAGCTCCCTTTTCTGTTAGACTAAATGATTAGTGCCGCTGTTATGCGCCGCCGCCTGTTACTGAGGTACCAACTGTACGTCCGATTGCTGTGCCAACACCTGTACCTTGTGGTGATTGGATAGCGTTGTCGTAACGAATATTAAGCGTAACACTGACTGGATCAGTTGAGTTAGAATAAGCTAAACTATTATAGTTTGCGCCTTCTAAATAACAACCATACAATTCAAATGTCTCAAGTACGTTTGGCACGTTAGCGCCGTTGCCGCCGTCTAAGATTTCAATACGTGTAACGAATTTATAATCTTGTCCTGATGCTGCACTTGATTGCTCGTAAAAGTCGAACTGCTTCTGTAGCTGCTCGCCTACAAGTTTTTGCACATTGTTGTTTACATCTTCACGTAAGTTAAGTACGATCGGTTCCCAAGTATGCTTACCTGCTAGGTAAACTCTTGAGTTGTATACGTCAATAGTCATTTGTTCAAAACTTACGTTTGGACGAGTTACGTCAATAACTTGTTTTGTAAGTTCAGTGGTCGGTGTTGAAACACCAAAGTTTTCCAGTGACACTCGAAAGCGATACTGTAACTTTGGCATTAAAAGTCCCTGGTTGCTAGCGGAATCTCCGCTAGCTAGGGGAACTGTGATTTTTGATAGTGTTGAAATAGCCATTTAGTCTGCTCCTGTTATGTAAGTATTTATCAGTTTAAAGCCCTGATATTTCACCGGTATTTTTCAAACGTAGTGGAATGTAAATAAACTCAACTGCTTTAACAGGTTCAATAGCTATATCTAAATATAATTCATTTCTATCAATTCTGCTAGGAGTGTTGTTTGATTCGTCACAAACTACTAGGTAATCGTAAAGTCCGCGTTGTCCTACTAATTCAAGTAATAGACTTTCTGCTGCTTGCTTTAGCTCATCGCGTGTAATCTTATCGTTTGGTTCAAAGATGTAAGGCTTAGCAAGTGTGTTTAGCTGACTACGTAAGTAGATAACCAAACGTGCTACGTTAATACGATCTAATGCACTTGCATTTCTTGCACGAGTTTTTTGTCCAAAGTTAACAAGACCAGCACCAGTAATAAACGTAATAGGGTTTATGTTGTTGCTGTACAATGTGTCACGCTGTCCTTCGTTAAGTGATACACTTACAAATTCACCTTCGCTGTTAATATAACCAGTTGATGAAGCGTTAGTAATTCCGCCACGTCTTGTACCTGCTGGTGCAAACCATGGATAGCTAACATTGTCACTTAGTGCAATAGTTCTTAGCATCATATGCGAAGCTGGAACTACAACATTGTTGCCAAAGTTATCACTACTAAATCCTGCTGGATAAAATACACCTAAGTATTCATCACGGCTAACAAGACCATCATCATTATCTTCAACTGCAAGGTTTACGTTAGTGCCCCATTCGTTAAGTGAAGTTGCATCTGGCTTCAAACGCATTGGACTATCACCAACAATAAATGCTGTTAGGCCTCTGTCAAAGTTTAAGCTAATCATTTCGCCAATTAACTCTGGATAACCCGGTGCTGCCATTACGTTAAACAAACGTGATTCGTCATCGCGTAGTTCGTCGTTTGAGTTAACAACTGCTTGTAACGCCTGTACAACAACTTTACGCTGTGCTTTACGTCCAAAGCTTCCTGATCCATCGTCTTGATTTGCTGATTCAGTAACCCAACGATGTGGATAATATGAACCCATATCTGCATCACCAAAGCGTGTATTGTCTGCTGATGTGTCAATGTGATTACGTTCAAAACGCTTAACGTTAAATCCACTTCTGCGCAGATTCCATAGCAACATACCTTTTGGATATAGTGCAGGATCTGGTGCATCTGGGTCTAAGTAGTTTGACTGTACTAGTTCTTCAATTGTGCCTGCTGGAGCAAGAGTAGCTGTACCGCCGCTTGTGCCGTAACGTGCATCTGCAAATAATATACCATTTTCTGTTGTTTGGTCTGCTTTGTCTAATGGATTTCCCCATTTTTGAGCAGTTGTTCCTGCAATGTTAACATTGTAACGATATACTGTTGGATAGTTTTCTAAGTCTGCTGTGCTAATCCAAAGATCGCCTGTTACCAGTGCGCTTCCATCTGACTGTACTGTTGGCATACTTGCTGCAACAACCGGTCCTTGACCGTCTGCATCTGTATATGCTGTTGCATCATTATATCCAACCCATGTTGTACCGTTATGATACATCATGTCAACTTCGTCAACAATTGAGTTATACCATAATTGTCCATCAGTTGCCAATGAAGTCGGAGCGCCGTTACTTGCTGTGTATGTTAGTACACGCCAGTTAGTTGCGACAAACTGCTTTGGACTAGTTGCGTTTGTAGTACCGTCAACAAAAGCAAGTCCCGGTGTTGAAGTTGCGTCAGTTGCACTGTATGGTTTAAACCCAATAGTATTCAGTAAACCGTCTGTGTCAACCATTTGTATTTCACCACCTTGTGAGTGAGTTATTACAATTTTATTAGCTGCATTAACAGTTGCGCTTACGTTTGCAACACTAGCTGATGTAATTGCTGCTGCAATTAGTTCAGCATCGCCACTTGCACTACCTGTTGTTGTAACACTAACAGTAGTTGCTGAACTTAGTACTGCACTGCCTTTGTTACTAGACGCTAATGTAAATGTATTTGTTCCAGAGCCTGGACTTACTGCTGTAATTGCTGTGCCAACTACATTAGTTGTGCCAGCTGTTTGTCTGCGGTAGATTGTAAATGTACCTAGTGGTTGTGCATCATTTGCTACATTTGTTTTAGCAAATAAATCGCCTACTGCTAGATTTGCGCCACCGCCTGTGCTGTCTAAAGCATAAAGTGCTGCATGATTATTATCATACATTGGTGTTGCTTTTGTATCCCACAACAATGTTTCTGCATTCCAAAGTTTTGTTACTAACTTTGCGCCGCCGTTTGGCGTAGTTGTTTTAACCCAAATACTGCCAGTTGGACGAGGAGTAGCATCAGATGATTTAAATTCTGGTACACTGGTGTGTGCTGAAACTTGT